TATCCGTTCAGCAATTCAAATTTGGCGTAGGCTTGCACATCAGCTGCTCCCGTAAACTTGGGGTGCATGATGGTGCGGTAGATGCCTTCGCTGCCGTCCTCTGGGTCAATGAGCCGCTGGAACGCATAGACAATTTCAATGAGTTCGTCCGCCTCATACTGCTGGCGATATTTAGAAAGACCAGTGGAGCGCGTGCCATAGACGCTTTCCATGTTGTAGGTGTTCACCCCACGGAAGTGGGACACCACATACTCTGCCCAGTCCTCATCCCATCCATCAGACGTTACACAAGAAAGAACTTCTTGGACGGTGAGGAAGGTGCGATAGAATACAAACGGGGCGCGTTGTGGGTCCAAACAATAGGACGGGAAAAACACGTCTCCATCAGGTGCGCAGGCTTGGACGTAGGGCCGGTCAATGCTCAGGCGACTAATGGGAAGCTCGCTCACTCCCTTCTTTCGCAACTCCACCAAGGCTTTCTTGGCGCGGCTATCCACCACGTCGGGATACACCGTGCGAAGCATATCAATGACTTCCTTGTCGTTCTTGCCCTCAATGATGAGCTGGGCAAGTTCAGGGCTGGTGGCAGCAATTTGCTGCAAGTCGATTTTTTGTAGGAATTTTTTTTCTACCCTCTCCCATCCAACGTAGGTAATCATCAACCCACGCTCTAGGAGGTAGTTACCACCCAGCTCCATCTCCTCTCGGAAACGCGGGATGTAACTTGAAAGCATCCATTTGAGGAACGCACTCGTAACACGGGATCGTCCCGTGTCTCCATGCTCAACAGGATAGGCGCGGATGTTTGCCTTAGCTAGGGCCGAAGTAAAAATAGAAACGTAGGTGCTAATCTTTTCGTCAATGACACGAGCCTCCGTATCAGACGCACCCTCCCAAGGAAACGCATCACCACCATGTTTACGCAAGTCACTCGACTTCCCGGGCCAATAACATCGCCGCTGATCGGAGCTATTGACGCACTGATTGAAGTAGGTTCCTAGCTCCGTGGTTGTCCTATCGTATGCAGACTTTAAGGCAACGACGTTTGGACCATCACTATCTACAAATGTCAGGGCGTGTTGCTGTTGAGTTTCTTGCATAATTTTGCGTGGGATATTGCGCTCTTGATAATACCATGAACGTATTCCTGCGAACGCCCTATCTTGTCGGATAGCTCATCAGGGAAGAGTTCTGAGGAGTTCTGCTCCTTCCATCGCTTTATCTGTTCGTAGCGCAGAAGTCTATCGCTTTGCTCAAGCAACCACTTGCGGCTAACCGTAATATCAGGTGCTAAGGAATTCGTGTCGGTAGCTGGTGCCGTTTTCATCTGTAATGACTTCTACGTTAATTTGCTTGCCATCTAGTTTGTTGGTTAGACGGCGCGGAATGGCTACAATGGACTTACCTTCCACTCCCTCGACAGAAGCAAACACCCACTGTGGGTTGCGGGCCTGAGAAATAACATTGGCTTTCTTAAACCGAGGCTTCTCTGGCTCTACAGCATTGAGCGTTTCGACACTTTGGATTCTGGCTTTTACACTTTTAGCTTTCATCAATATCCTCCTTTAGAACGAGTTCTGGGTTGAGTTGTTTCATCTACAAAGCGAATGTTGTCAATACAGGCATAGCGTATGACATCTATCGGGTCTTTCCATGCTTCATCTGTTCCGCCGTCTCCTGTGTATTCCTGAAGGGCAGTTATGATGTTCTGGCAATTCTCCGACACATAGAAGTGCGGGCGGTTGAGGCTATCCATCTTGGCCTTACGATTGTATGCCATCTTGCTCTGGATGGCTTGGATGCCGTCCTCAATGTCCAAACCGGGCGCAGGAATGAATGTAAGCCCGTTGTCTGCTAGGTCTTCGATGATTGAACTTGCGCCGTTCTGCGACTGATACTTGGCTGCGCCAAGGCGAGGGTCAATGAGTCGTTCCGTAATAGTTTCCCCATTGTCGCTCTCGCAGCGAGTAATTAGTTCAACGTAGTCCCTAATGCCATAGCCAAGTCCTTTGTTTCCGTCTCCGCCAATCCATCGTCCTCCATGCCACTTGGCCCAGTCTCCCACGTTCACATCCGGCCACTCACGATAGACGTAGTAGGTTTCGCTTTCATCTACGGCTATCCAGCACATGAACCAGTTCTTGCGCCCAGCCGGGTCTAAGACCATGTAGCGTGTTACGTTATCACGCGGTATCTTATCATGTGGTATGACATTGACCTCCCGAGAAAACATAGGGAAGCGAGTGGACGCGCTCTTAGTTGGAACCCCGTAGGCTCGCGTTAGGATTTCTTCTTCACCACGGCCCTGTAAGTCCTGAGCAATACGATCATAACCGCCAAACGGATTGTCCTTTGAATGGAAATAAATGATTGCGCTATTGCCATTCGCAGCGTGTTGAACAAACGGCACTGGTCGGTCGTTAAGTAGCTCCGCCAGCTTTGTCTCGACAGTTCTTGCTTTCTCAAGGTAGTCTCTAACCACCTCCGTGTAACCGTCAATCGGAGTGAACGTAACAATGATTTTGGCATTACGGGTAGCCAATCGAAAACGCAGAGTGCGTAGTAGCTCAGGGCCAATAAGGTATTCATCACACCAAGCCCCAAGATTGAGCCATACCGGTTCACGACTGCCCAGCTCTGCGCCTTCCAGAATAGTATCGTTGTTAAGAAATTGAGCATAGGTCTTGAAGATGATGTGGCTCTTAGTCCCCGGCAGAATTAGACTACTCTTAGAGAACCCGTTCTTCCGCGTGTAGCTAATGTTCTCTTCCGCACTAAGGGTTTTCTTTCTAAGCTCTTCAGGGAGAGCATCGTAAATGGCGCATTGTTGCTGGCGAATAGACACGTCTGCGTTCTGCGCGAAGCACATAATCACACTACCGGGATTGTCCATTGCAGCCTTTACTACGGCTGTCGCTGCCCACGTTGTCTTGGACGATCTATTGCCGCCGCTCACAAGTAGTTCATTAAAAGACTCTAACAAGTCCTCTGCCTTTTTCCAGTGTGGGAGCTTGAAACCATACCTGTAAGGATCGCGCACACTATTCTCAATGGCTTGATGGTAGATGTCGTAGAGACTAGCCAGAACTTCCGGCTGCATTTGCGCCATTTCCTCATTGGTTGGTGGCGCGAGAATGGCGTGTTTCCTCCACGATAAGCTCATAATATTTTTGCCTGTTTTCTAATGTTAATTCTTGCGGGCAAAACCTGTAGATTTCCTATTGTATGCAAACCGCCACGACTGAGGGGAAATATGTGGTCAACATGGTGCTGAATTCCTGTGCAAATACTAAGCCTTGTTGCCATTTTATAGACCTCCCTTATCATAAGTCTTTCCTTCTTGGGAAGTGAGCCTACTTTAATTTTTGCCTTATAAAGTCTATTTGCCTCTCGTATTCTTTCCTTGGAACGTCCTCGATAAATCTTGGACATCTTATTGTATTTATCTTTGTTTGCGTTTCTTCGCGCAATGTCGTTTGCAGCCTTCCTTGCTCTGTTTTTTTTATAATAATCTGGATAATAGGCTTTTTGCCAGAGTTCATATGCTTTTTTAACCGCCAAATATTTTATTGGCGACAGCCATCTTTCCCCGTTTTTACATGAAGAGTTATAACCCCAGAACACCATACCATCCTCGCGTTTGGTTCCTTTTTTAATCTTTGATGTCATTTGTAATTTGTTTCCTCCAAATCATATGCTAATGGCCTCCTTCTGAAGCGCGGCCCTAGCATCCGCTATAGCCTTCATAGCATCCTCCAAGCTAGGCTTCCCGGCCTTGTGTTCTACCACCACCTTGTTCTCCCCTAGAGCCTGCATACCCTTATCTACGGCTATCCCATAGGAAAGAACCAAGTCCCGAATGTTCACCTTAGCCAAAGCATCTGGGTTGTTCGCCAGCATCTCTAGCTTTTGTTTAGCCAACAACCTAAGCCCCTCTGCCATCTCAAACCCATCAGCCGCCAACTGCTTCCGTCTCACCTCAATGGCCGTCTCATGCCGCGCCTTCACCTTACTAATCTGATTGAACGAGAATCCCGTAGCCTCAGCAATTTCTTCCCACGTATTCCCCTCCGCTAGTTGCTCCAAGCACAGCATAGCCTTCGTCGGCTCCCGCGCCTCTAGGGTACGACAATCACTGTCCACTAGGGAGGACAATAGAACGGGGCTGATGTTCTCTAGGCTCATACTTTAGACAAATAGATCATAATCGACTTATACTTGAAACA